TGGGGCTGCATCACGACGCATAATGACGCATCATTAGGGGTCATGTGTGGGTCATATGTGGGTCATGTGTGGCGGTGCGTATTTCATGGATGTGTACCTACGTGAGTATCGGTTCGATTTTTGTGTTTTTAATTAGGGGGTGATTGTTCGTGTTTCCTCACTGACTAACGTAGTTAGAAATGCTAATACAAAGCTGTATTGCTAACAACAAAAGCTGAAAACGTAGGCGAAAACTGCACGGGGTATACCCCACGGGGTTTACGCAGGTCGTTTCTGATGTGTGTACGCTACGTGTGTATATATATATAATCCCCGAGATCTGTGTTACGCACCTTTTTTTCAGGCATGCTTCACCGAGGCTATTTCATCGAAACACACTTAAAATGCTGTTTATCAATGCCTTGCTGGGTTCAATTAAACTGCTTTATAGGCTTGACTTTGTAAGAAAAAAGTTGTAACTTAGCCAAACCTTGTTAGCGATAAACCTTCGAAGCTGTTTTATACCTACGAAGCTGTCTTTAGGATTACTTATGTAAGTAATAAATCAGTAGCTCCGAAGCGTCATTCAAACTAATGAAGTTGTGAAGGCACAAAAACTGTATTAATTATATTTGCAGTATGAGAGTCAAGAAGAGCGGACGGAGAGAGAAGTCCCGACTCAAGAAAAAGAAATAACTTATATTTGCGTCATGAGATCATTAAGACGAAATGGGGACCCTATAAAGGAATCATCAGCGGACCCCAGAAGAGCCCCCGAAACAGCTTATGGCGGTAGCTCAATTAATCCTGGATCTAATAAGATGATCATGGATCTCATCGCTAGAACTAAAGCTGGTGAGTTTGATGGACAGCTCCCAAGCGGGAAGGTTGACACAGCTGATCCTTTGTTTGATTTACTTAGCCTGGGTTCTGGTCAGCTTGGCGTAAGAGCTATAAAGAGAGGTGTTGGTGAGGCAGGTGAGGCTGTTGCAAAGCAAGCAGCTAAAGGTGTTAAGCCATTTACTAGAATGAAGGGTGACCTCGATCTTAATAGAAGAGAGTTAGATGCTTTGCTTGTTAAGTACGAAGATGCGTATGATGATTTATCAGACTTTAAGAGTTGGTTTTCTTCTAACAACAAGGGTGTGGCTGCAAATTCAGATAACTTTTTGTTAAATAGAAGAGAACAATCACTAAGAGAAGCAGAAGATCAGATGTCCAAGTATGGTCTTACCATAGAGTCCCTCAAAAAAAGACTATCTGAATTAACAAAGGAATCTTATTAATTATGGCAACTCTAAAGGTTACAATCAAAGAAGAACTAGTCCTGAACGGTAAGGATATAGGGAACAGCAATTACATCGCTATACCAGGGGTTAATAATTCAGAGCACAGGGTTGTTACCCTGCCTCAGGATGCCGAGAAGAGCTTACTTCTATTGGACTCTGCTGTCGCGGCTGGTACTATAATTACTAGCTCATTGAAGTTTCTCAGGTTTACTAACCTAGACCTATCTAATAATATACAGATTAGGTTCGTTACAGACACCGATGGGGATCAATACTCTGTTCTAGTAGAGCCAGGCGAGAGCTATATACTCGGTAATGATTCTATGTTCGCTGAGTCAACCACATCAACAGAAAACCCCACATTAGAGAATGCGTCTAGCATCAGCTCAGGTATGTTAAACATAGAGGCTATATATGCTATGGGTGTTGGATCTGATTGTGAACTAGAAATGTTCTTAGCTACATCGTAATGAATATCAAAAAAAAATACAGCAAAGGAGGTCTGTACTCACTACTAGCTGATGGAGGAAAGCCAGACTATCTAGATCTTGATAAGGACGGTGACAAGAAAGAGCTCATGAGGGATGCATCTAAAAACATGGCTCAGGGAGGTAAAGTATATAAGTATGGGGGTGTTAATAGTGATCCGAAATCAGATAAGATTAAGCTATTAAAACAACAGCTTTCAGCCGCTAAGACAAGTAGGTATGCTACTGAAGAAGATAGATTAAAGGATATCGCTATGATAGAGCGTAAGATCCGAGATCTTGGGAAGTAAAAACTACTTCAATCCGAGGCTTAAGCGGATCAACCCTGCGTATATTGCAGAGAAGAATAAATTCAATGAGGTTAAGCAAAAATCTAACGCTAAAAGAAGTGGTGAATTCAAACACCGCGACGCGAAGGGGGATAGACAACACCCCAGATCAATGGGCGATACATAACCTACAGGCTGTAGCTGATAATATATTTCAGCCAATTAGAGATCACTTCGGTGTACCCATTGGGATTACCTCTGGATTCAGATGTAAAGAGTTAAACAAAGCCATCGGGGGGAGTAAGTACTCTCAGCATATGATCGGGGAGGCGATTGATATAGATGCCGATATTCACGGTAAGATATCTAACTCAGATATATTCGACTATATAAAGTGCAACCTGGAATGGGATCAACTCATATGGGAATTTGGGGATGACGAAAACCCTAACTGGGTTCATGTCTCATACAAAGAATCAGGAGGTAATAGGTGTCAAGTAAAGAGGGCATTCAGGGACACAAGAGGGGTCTACTACAGTAATATCTGATCAAACAGATAGTATTGTTTTTCGTATATTTGCCAACCCTAAAAACTAACAAATATGCGAGAGAAAGAAGAAGACTTCAATGTGGATTTCCTAGACACGGAGAGAGTTAAAGCGACCGAAGAGAAGGTCAAGAGCGGTAAGATTACCTGCAACATACACGCACCAGAGGGTTGTGAGAATTGCAGTGGTTAAAAGCTGTTGTAGAACCTCTGAACTGCCATCCTGCCTTTCTGGGATAGCGCATACCTAACTCGATAGTTATACTTAGTCTCATCCCTGAATAGGTGGTCATCAGCTACCTGTGACGGGGTGAGCTTATCGAAGTGTTTGTATATGTAGTCGCTCGACATAAGTGGATATATAATCCTGTCCGCAAGTCCCCCCCAAGAGTATCCGTACTCCTCTGCTGCCCAACTTATAGTGAAGAACTCCAGATCATAAACGAACAGCATAAAGTAAAACTGAGCTTTCGTAAAGCCATCGTTCTTCTCCATAAAATTCTTGACTACATTTCTTAAGTTCTTTAGGTGGTTTTTACCTAAATACTTTTCTGGTAGTTTAGAGTGCTCTCTAAACAGTCTTGATTTCTTTACTGTGGATTTAGGCATCTGAATTGTGTCGTATATTTGATTCAAACAAATTTACAACCATGAGCTCTAACGAAACTCTTTTCTTCGCCGAGATGTACTCCTTAGTAAAAAAGATGGAGGATACCATACGTGAATTCAAGATGGAAGATAGAACCCTGGCATCAGTTGTAGTCGGTGTTATTGACCTGGACGCTATAGAGATTGGTGACGAATCTGCAGAGATGAAAACCATGTACAGCTTCAACCTAGAAAGCAGGGAGGAGCTGGAGACTATTAAGAACATAATGGACTCTACCTATAAAGAAGATGACCAAGACTCTTTGGATGACCTACTGGGTGACCTGGGAATATCATTAAATTAACTATGGAAGGACTTATTAGAAAGATCGTTATAGGGGAGGACCCTAAGAACGGTATGGCATACTATGTAGGTATGCGAGCAGGCTTAGGAAATGTTAGCTCTATCATACTAGACGAAAGACATCTGCACGATTACTCAAGTACAAGATACTTGGTTTATATCAAGACAGAAAATGACGTACTTTTGTGGAAAGCAGTGGATAGTATGCCCTGCATAGTTGAGTACGATTTAAATTTTTAATTGATGCGAACATTTGATTTGTTTGTGGTTGAGCTCGAAAAGACGCTCGACGACACAATCACGACCGATAGTGGTCTAGAACTTTATGTAGATACCAGATTCAATGAATTCGAAAGAAGAATTACAGAAGGCCCCGTTGTGGCTACGCCTTTTAAACACGATACAGGAGTCAAAGTGGGTGATACTCTTTACTTCCACCATCTCGTTGTTGTTAATGATGGTCAGCCTCTTACTGGTGAGGATAATCACTACCTTGTACGTTTCGATCCTGATAACGTCGTTAACAATCAAGCTATCGCTTACAAGTCTAAAGAGACTAATGAGATACATCCGCTGGCGGGGTGGGCACTTCTCAAGGGAGTGGAAGAAGAAGAAGAGCCAGAGTCAACTATTATCGAAGTTATTAAACTCAAGGATAAGCCTGTCACGAAAGGCGCAGTCGCATTTAAAGCGCCTTGGGTGGATGAACTAGGATTAGAGGTGGGTGATGTGGTAGGTTTTAAAAAGAACCTTGACTACCGCATAAAAATAGATGGGGAGGAGTACTACAGAACTCCAGCAGATCGCTTACTTTACAAGGAAATTTAATTGATATGTTTGAAATGGATAAAGACCACCTCTGGCATTTGCTAGAAGAGGAGGAGTGCTTGCTTGCTGATGGATTTGACGATGCTGTTATAGGTATTAGCCATCAAGCTCACGATGTTTCACGAGCCGTTTATGATATAGGTAAGATCATTGCCGTCCTTTGCGAGGATGATGAGATGACCGATGAGGATGCTATGGAACATTTTGAGTACAATATAGCTGGGGCGTATGTAGGCCCTAAGACCCCGATATTCGTATTTGGCTATGGCAAGTAAGTTCACCACTGTAAGTGCAGCTAAGAGGCTCATGCAGAGTATGGAGGAGGCTATAAACAATATGATTGAGGAGATAAAGAAGCCAGTTGATCCAGAGGCGGGAGGGTCTGCGCGTAAGGCCGAGCTCCAATCCATAAAGCAAACTGCTATCGACTGTAAAGAGCTTTTGGTGGAGCGCCAGAGGCTAGAACAAATGGTTAAAGAACTAAACAACAATGGGGAAATCGAACAAGCCAAAGACTACTCAGGAGGATTCGCAGAAAGATTCTCAAAATGAAGCCAGCGGACTTATCTATTGGGATGACTATAACTTTGATAATCAGAACAATACGGCATGTGACTTAAAGGTAAACTTTAAGCTCTCTTAGCTCAGTTGGTTAGAGCGTCCGACTCATAATCGGCAGGTCCCAGGTTCAAGTCCTGGAGGGAGCACTCGCACCAGTAGCTCAGTTGGATAGAGCATCTGCCTTCTAAGCAGACGGTCACAGGTTCGAGCCCTGTCTGGTGTACTAATTTAATTGAAATGAAAAAACCAACAGTCTGTCTTAGTATGATCGTTAAGGACGAAGAGAAGGATATCGAGAGATGTCTGAAGAGCGTCTATAAGTATATCGACTACTGGGTCATCATAGATACAGGTTCTACGGATAAAACCGTCAAGAAGATTAAATCTCTGATGAAGAACAGATTCAAAGTTCCTGGAGAGATACACGAGCGCCCATGGGTGGACTTCTCTCACAATAGGAATGAGTCTCTAGAGATCGCAGAGACCAAGGGGGATTACGTTATGTTTATGGATGCGGATGATATATTCATTCCAGAGAAGTCTTTCTCAATGAATTTCTTAAGTGATAAGTATCAAGCATACCACTCTTACTTTAAGATACATTCAAGTAAGTTCAAAAGATGCCTTATAGTTGATTCCTCTATGGGTTGGAGGTATAAAGGGGTCATGCATGAACATATTGTCATTCCCAAGAATTCTAATCAGGCGATAATTCCAAATCTATTTATTGAGGCCAATGCCTCCCCCCTTAAACGCTTCCCTACAGAAAAGGAGAAGTACTTAAATGATGCTAAGATTATAGAGGAGGATTTATTGAAAGACCCTGAAAATACTAGAAGCTGGTTTTATCTAGCTCAGTGTTATGGGGATGCTGATGAGCCTGAGAAATCCATGGAGGCTTACGTGAAAAGATCATCAATGGGAGGATTCAGGGAGGAAGTATATCTTTCCCTATATAGGATAGCTTTGAATATGATTGAGTTGAACAAACCAAAGATCGAGGTTATTGAAGCCTTATCTAAGGCTTGGGAGTATATGCCTTACAGGAAAGAGGCTCCATCTGCTCTCATGAGCGCACTGATCAAGGATGGGAGGAACTTCTTGGCTTTTACTTATGGGGACATGACAGTAAAGTCCATCCAGGTATTCGGAGAGAGTAAGGAGCTATTTGAGATGGAGCAAGCCACCAATGATATGTTTCCGAGGTATTACGGTCTTGCAGCTGAGAAGTGCGGATTCTATCCCATCGCTGTGGCCTCATATAAGATCCTGCTTAAGAATAATCCAGATACGATAAAGTCAAAGGAGCTTCAAAAGAAAATTAAAGAATTAGAAGAGAAATGTTCAGTGTAGTAATACCCACTATGTGGAGATCAATGAGGCTCCTTGGAATGTTACATAGGCTTTATAATAGCAATTATGTGGATGAGATCATTATTATAGATAACGACAAGGATTCAAGGTTTTCTTTCGATAATAAAAAGATAAAGCTGTTAGAACAGGACGAAAACATATTCGTAAATCCAGCTTGGAACCTGGGCGTCAATGAATGCAAGAATGAAAACATATGCATATTAAACGATGACGTCACATTTGATGTTGACGAGGTATTTAGTACGGCAACACGGTTTCTGTCGGACCACCCATCATCATGCTTGGGTGTTCACCCAGTGAGTTATCAGGGCTATAATGATAGCATTAAGGTTGCGGAAGGTAGCAATATAGGCCATGGGTGGGGGTGCTGCATATTCTTAAGGAAAGAAAACTGGGTGGATATCCCAGAGGATCTAAAAACTTGGTTTGGAGATAACTGGATTGTGGACAATCACGAGAGCTCTTTCTCTGCTGTATTTAGTATTTCTACGGAAATGTCTACTACGAACAACTCTATATCGAACATCAAGGAAGTACAGGAAAATGACATAAAAATATGGACAGAATTAATTTTAACTTAGGGGAATACGATTTTGTAAGCTTAGTAAAGAAGAGATTCAAAGTAGATGACTTGTCTTTGATATCGGATCAGTTTAATCTTTTTAAAAGAAACAACGATCAGTCTACTAGTTACCACAAGGAGTTTTACTCTTTAGCTAGGGAATTTTCTTTTCAGGATTTATACAGAAGGTTTATATCTGAGGTTATCTACCCATTATATGATGAGCCCATCGTGTATCAATCTATACCTACTTTTAGGGTTTGCCTTAAAAACAATATAGCTGTAGGCGAGTTCCATAAAGACAAGCACTACAGAGATGTTGATTGGGCTGTTAAAGTAAAGGAGGATAATTATTTTTTGCCTTTGACCGAGGCTTTTGACACCAATACTATATGGGTTGAATCAGAGGAAGATAAAGGTGATTTTTCTCCAATGGTTTGCTCTCCTGGGCAATTCTATAAGTGGGACGGTTGCAACTTAAATCACGGAAATAAGCTAAACCAAACAGGCAAGTGTAGGGTGAGTTTTGATTTTAGAGTTTGCAGAAAATCAAATTTTATACCTCTAGACAAGAACACGATAAATACATCGATGAAGTTCGACATAGGCGGTTACTACAATGAGTTTTTTTATGAGCAAAATGAATTTAATTGACGTAGAAGGATATGAAACTAAAGGGATTAAGATCGACCCTAGCGGTACAGAGGGAGAGCATGTCGAACTCCACGGGATACTCGTTGTACTACCAAAGAAACCGAAGCGATCTGAAATCCTCTTCCATGACAAAGCAAAGGAGTTGCAGATGTGGGAGCGCATTCCTATGCCCCAAGAATTGCAAAGGATACGCAGCATGGATGAGTGGCTCGAAAAGCCTGCCGAGTTTCGGAAAAAGTTTCGTTCTTACATCGAACAAGAGTTTCAGCGTAGGCGTGACGGTGTATGGTTTTACAATAATGGGGAGCCTACGTATATTACAGGGAGACATTATATGTTTCTACAATGGTCTAAAATTGATATCGGATACCCATCATACCTTAATTTCCAAAGAGAAATCTTTACTCACATGGCTGCTTGTGAAGCTGATCATCGTTGTTTCGGTCAGCTTTATACTAAGTGCCGTCGCTCTGGCTACACTAATATATGCTCTGCTGTACTCGTTGATGAAGCTACGCAAGTTAAAGAGAAGCTTCTTGGCATACAGTCGAAGACTGGTAAGGACTCTCAGGAAAACATATTCATGAAGAAGGTGGTTGCGATATTTCGTAGCTACCCATTCTTCTTTAAGCCTATTCAGGACGGTACCACAAACCCTCGTATGGAGCTGGCATTTCGCGAGCCATCTAAGCGCATCACAAAGAACAATAAGACCTCTCAGCGTGGGGATGCATTGAACTCAGTTATAAACTGGAAGAACACCACTAACAACGCATATGACGGTGAGAAGCTTCACATGCTGTACCTAGATGAGGCTGGCAAGTGGGAGAAGCCTACCGACATCAGGGAGGCATGGAGAATTGAAAGAACCTGTTTGATTGTAGGTAAGAAGGTCATAGGTAAGGCGCTTGTAGGTAGTACGGTTAACCCAATGAGTAAAGGAGGGGATGAGTACAAGGGTCTCTGGGCTGATTCTGACACCTCAGAAAGAAACAACAATGGAAGGACTAGGTCTGGACTATACAGAATATTTATACCAGCTTATGAGGCTTTAGAAGGCTTCTTTGATGTTTACGGAAATGCTATCATAGAGGATCCCTCTCAAGGCATACACATACATGGTATAGATGGTGATATCGTAGATCAAGGCAGTAAGACGTACCTGAAGAATGAACGCAAGTCCTTCAAGGATGATCCCTCTGAGCTTAATGAGATAATCAGGCAGTTTCCTTTCACGGAGGACGAAGCCTTTAGAGACAGTATCGAGGGTAGTCTATTTAACATAGGTAAGATCTATCAACAAATAGAAAGTAACGACGACCTATACCCTAACCCAGTGATACAGGGTAACTTTATATGGAGGAAAAAGGACGAGGAGGTGGCTTTCTCTCCAGACCCTAATGGTAGGTTTAGAGTTGCCTGGATTCCACCAGATCATCTGAAGAATAAAAGGTCTGACAATAGGGGTAAGCCTATCCCACCGAACGCTCACATAGGCTGTGGTGGCGTTGACTCTTACGATTTAGACGCCACGGTTGATGGGAGGGGATCAAAAGGTGCTCTTCATATGTACAATAAGTTTAGCATGGATGCACCCCCTAACATGTTCGTGGCTGAGTATGCATCACGTCCAGATCTTGCCAGTATATTCTACGAGGATGTCTTAATGTGTGCTTTCTTTTATGGGTACCCTTTACTTATAGAGAACAATAAGTACGGCATTGCAAGGTACTTTGAATCAAGAGGTTACGATGGTTACCTTATGGATAGACCCGATCATTTAAAAACAGGCAACTCGTCAGTAAGTGTAAGAACAAAAGGCATACCATCTAACTCGCAGGATGTCATACAGTCTCATGCTCACGCTATAGAAAGCTACATTCACGATCATGTTGGTGTAAACATAGAGACTGGTGAAATCGGAAAGATGTATTTTAACCGAACCTTAGAAGACTGGATAGGATATAAGATAGACAAGCGAACTAAGTTTGACTTAACTATCAGTTCTGGGTTGGCCCTACTCGCTGCTCAAAAAGTAAAGAAAGAGAAACCTAAATCTAACTTCTCTGACAAGCGCTTTTTCAGGAGATATAAGGTCTAATACGGATTTATTATATTTGCAAAATACGCATACATTGCAATAGAAACATGAATAATCAATACAGCAAGAAGAAGGGAACTTCTTTTCCAGATCCGTTGGCGGAAACTTCGAAGAAGGAAAGCAATGAATATGGTTTGCAGTATGCTAAGGCGATAGAATCTCAATGGGGGAAAAGCGACGAAGCAAACTCCATACATGGGAAACGAACGGCAACTTTTGAGAGAAGCAGGGATTACGCTAATGGCGTACAAGACACAAACATATACAAAAAGCTTCTTAGGTCGTTAGATCCAAATGACGGTGATGGTGGTCTACTTAACTTAGATTATACCCCAGTACCTATATTGCCTAAGTTCGTTCGAGTAGTAGTCAACAAGATACTTTCAAAAAATCCATACCCTAACTTAGAGGCCGTTGATCCGCTTTCTTCGTCTGAAAAGAACAGAAATAAGAAGAGGATTGAGATGCAAGTAGCTGCTAAAAAGCAGCTCATGGAGCTTAAGAAGAAGACTGGTTTGGTTATGGACATCGACCCAGAGAATCTCCCAGATTCAGAGGAGGAGACAGAGATATTTTTAGGCACTAACGTAAAGACTGATGCGGAGGTGGCTGCTCAGATAGCTACTAACATGACGCTATCCTGGAATGATTTTAATGACAGCATATTCAGGAGGTGCGTTAACGACCTTGTTGCTTTAGGTATGGCTATCACTAAGAGAAGCAATGATCCTAATGAAGGTATTAAGACTGAGTATGTTGATCCCGTAAACTTCATACATAGCTACACTGAGGACCCTAACTTTAACGACTTGATTTATGCGGGTCACATAAAGAGGATATCCATACAGGAGCTAAAGAGAATTTCTGCTGGAGAGTTTGAGGAGAGTGAATTCAAGGACATAGCTACTAACGTAAGAAATAAGAATGGCAATAATGCCGCTTACTTAAACTCAT